TCAAAACCAGCCTGTGGTTTGCGACCTTCAACTCGTTTGCCGTCTTGGGTAACGGTGTAATCAATCTTTTCTTTGCCTTTTGTATCTTTAATGACACGAGCATCGCCAATCAAATTGTCAATATTAAGTAATGTATCAGTCATTGTCGCAAGAACTTGCGGTGATTTCTCAAGGTTTTCAATTCTGCGTTTTTCAACATCAACAAACACTTGTTTATTAGCTTCGTTCATTGCGGCAGGTGACATACCTCTACCGCCAGCCATAGGCATTTGCCCTGCTGGGCTTGCTGGCATACCGCCACCACCCATTTGTGTAGGTGATCCACCCATAGGCATATTCATTGTCGCACCAGCAGGCATACCACCTGAAGGCAATCTCATTCCTGTGTCATATTGGAATCGAGCCGCTTCTAATGAAGTAAACGCTGGTTTTGTCCCACCTTCAACAAAAGTAGATAACGGATTGGTTGCGTTGTAATCAACCCAACCTTTTCTAATTGAGCCATCAGGATTTGGCAATTCTGCTTTTTCCCATTTTGGCCCTTCAGTTAGCCGTTTCATACCAAGTGCTTGCAATGCAGGGTTATAAGAACTTGCAGCAAATAGGTTAGCGGCTTGGCGATCAGGCTCATTTACCGTCATTAGTGGTGCGCCTGTTGGAGTTGGGCCAGCTAATTGAGTTTGTGTAGGATTAAGTAAATTTTGATATTGAGCCAAATCATCAGTTTGGCGTTTACGCAATTGTGCAGCTAAATCTAATGCCTTTTTATCGCCTTTTTCTGCCATTTTTTGACCCATATAGGTCTGCAATAAAGGGGCTAAGTTTTGAAATATACTAGGCGCAACATAACGACCACTTACCATTTGGGCTTGTGGCATTTGTTGGCCTTGTTGCATAAGCAATTGCGCCATTTGTTGTTGGCGATTTAACTCTTGCTGTTGTGCAAACAATTCGGGGGGTAAAGTTCCAGCTGGATTAATAGCCATAATTAAAGCCCTCGTTCTTGTGCTGCAAGCATCCTGCTTGATTGCGAATAAGGATCAGTTCCATATTGCTGAGAAATGCTATATTGGGTCATTGGGTTATAAGTGCTTAAACCACCCATTTGTGCATCTTGAGCGTTCATAGCAGCTTGATCGGGCTTTTTACGCAACATCATTGCCATAGCCATTGGGTTCATTCCGCCTTGGCTTGATTGACCAGCAGCTTGTGTAAGCCCTTGTGCTTGTTGCATTGCTGCATTTTGATTAGCTTGTTGCGATGCAATGTTTTGAAATACAGGGCTTAATCCGCTTATTTCTTGAGGTTGTTGCATTTGCATAATATATGGGTTCATGGCAATAGTCCGTAATTAACTGCTTTATAACCGTTATCAAGGGTTGTAACTGCTTGTGGGTACATTTGTTCAACTTCTTGCGCCATAACGCCAACAAATTTACCGTGTCCAGCCAATGGGTGGTCTTTAAACTCAGTTTTGTATTCGTACTCATAAACTGGCAAACCGTTTGGTAACCAATGAATCTGTTTAATGTTTTCTTTAGTGCGAATATCAGACATCATTGCTGCGCCACCTAATGAAAACAACCCTTGCATCATATTGTTGCGCTCTGCTGCTTGAGCGTTATAACCACCCATTTGGGCGTTAAAGTTCATGCCTGTAGCACCAAGCAAATCTGCGCCTGAAGTTGTTGCTTGCTGCGGTGCATTAACAAAAGATGGGTTTTGAACTTGTGCGCCAGTACGCAATGAACTTAATGTATTAAGTGGCAAGTTGTAACGAGTAAGGGCTTGGTTAAATGCTTGTTGTTGGGCTTGATTGCCAAAGTTTCCACGGTTAATTAATGCCTGATTGGTAAATTGACCGCCTTGCAAACCTTGTGTAAACAGGTTTTGACCAATTTGTTGTCCAGCTAACTGTGAATTAGTAAGCAAATCGTTTTGACCTTGGTTAAAGGTACGCATAGCGTTTTCGTATGCTTTAGTGCCTTGAACAATGCCTTGGTTTGCTAATCGTGCCGCTTGTGCATCACTTTGTTGTTGCATCTGTGGTGCTAAACGAGCCTGAAGAACTTGATTTGCTCTGTCCCAGCCCTGCATACCGCTTGCATAATTAGGGTTGGTTACAAATTGCGAGCCTAAATCAGTTTGAGTTTGTGGAATGTTTGGGTTAAAACCCTGTCCCATTACATTTTGTACTTGACCTAATTGGGCATTAATAGCAGAACCCAAGCCAGCACTTGTTTGGTTTTGTATATCCAACAGTTGTTGCTGTGCAGGGCTTAAAGTCTGCGTAGCTGTCCAAGTAGGATTTCCCCGTGAATCTACGCCAGTTTCAGCGTAACTTAAGTTTCCATAAGGAGTTATTTGGTTTACACGGTTTGCAGCCGTAGCGGATTGCGCTGCTTCAAGATTACCTGCTGCTGTTTCCCTAGCCGCACCTGCATAATCAGGTGGTGCTGGGGGTTTCCCAAACAACACATTTGTTACTGGACTTAAAAGACCGGCAGCGCCCATAAACGGGGTTCTTGTGCCATCAGCTAAAAAGCCACTAAATTTACTCTTTATTAGCATTTAAATGCTCCTTACGGTATTCTTCGTATCGCTCAAATACTATGTTTTTCCAAACTTCGGGCAAAACTTCTCTTGCTTTATCAATTCCCACACACACTTGAACTGCATAAGCAACAATATGACCTGCTGCGTACCTTAAATTATGAGCAATTTCTATTCCATGCTCATCTTTATCTCGTTCGAATTTGTTAGCAGTTTCATAAGCGGAAACTACCGTAATCCACATAGGTAAAATTTTGTCTTGAATACTTCTGTAAAACGGATTTGCAGGTAAACAAACCAAAGCTATTAAAAATGCTGAATTAATGCCAGTTTCAGTAACTTCTTTGTCTTTATCTACTAAATCATCCCAAGTGTGAAGCAAATTTATAAATAAACGGTACATATTTAAGGCATCTTGATTGCCACCAAACCATTCAAGTTTTCCTTCTTCGTTATTCATTTATTTGCCTTTGGTTTGTGTGTAGTATAAACAACATTTTTACAGTACACCACCATTTTCCATTACATAATCGGTACTTGCCCAATGAAACTCGATGCCTTGCGATGCCACATTAAGGTTTACTGATCCGCTGAATCCAAGACCATGTACGCCTTGCCAAATCTTAGTTGTTACTAAACCACCACCCCAGTTAGCACCATCCCAAGTTGCTACATCCCAACGACCAATTTGGTTAATTAATGGGTTAAACGCTATTTGGTTGGTAAGAGGCGTAGTGTCAAAATCCACGCCAATACCGCATAGAACAGTCGGTAAGCCGTTATCTGTCTGTAGGATAGGGCGTACTAGGGTAAAGCGTTTTAACTGTCCCTGTGATTCAAAATAGTTGTAGGCTTGCTGTGCAGTTGCAACAATGTTTGTGCCAGCATCAGAGTTGGTTTCGTAAAACTTTCCTACAAATCCGTTGCTGCCAAAGTACATACCATTGTTTCCAGCGACTTCCCAGCAATTAGCAGGAATACCTGTAAATCTGCCCCATGACTTAGTGATGGTGTGCATTACATACTGTTCCATCCCTGTGCCTGTAGGAATAGACAATATCAGCATATTTTGACTAGCAAAAAAGTTAATTTGCCAGCCAAACAGATCATAGTATTGGGTTGTTGCTTCGCTTACTGCATAAAAAATCTTATCAGTAAGGTTTACCCTAGGGTCTAAGCGGCTAGATTGCAATGCCGCAGCTAATGGAACTAGACCGCCTTGTGTAAGCAATAAAAGATCGCCACCCCACTTAAAAAAGCATCTACGGTTAAATGTTTGACCTATTTGCCATACGCCTTTTAATGCCCAAGTTTCGGCATTTTCAGGGTCAGTACCGTTATAAACAATAGCCTCGCCCATAGAGGTAACAAATACGGCATAGTCATCAACGCCTTCACCTGCGTCAATAGTCCAAGTACCCATTGCTTGCAAATAGCCTGAATTACGGGCAATACCACCAAAAAATAAGGGTTCAGCCACGCCAGCAATGGAATCTACGGGTAAATACCAGCAGGTAAGGGTGTCTTTTTGAGTAAAGTACAGTCTATTTTTAAACAGGTTTACATTGATAAATGTAGAGGAATCAACGCCCGTAATGCCTGTAACCGTGTATGTACCCTCTACCGTAGCGTTTGAGGCAGGCTCACTTGCCATTGTGTATTCAAACTGGGTTGCACTAATAACGGTAATGACATAAGCACCGTTATATTCTGCTGGGCTTGCGCCTGAAA